TCGAGAGTATCAGAACTCTATTGATGACTCAGTACATTCACTTCTAGCCAGCGAGATAGAGCGCTTAGGCTTGCAAGGCTTTGAAGTGCAGAAGTCACAGATCCTCTACAATGATGTTGCTGTTTTCAAGTTCAAGGGTATGGCTCGTGACCCAGAAGCCATAAAGGGCGCACACGGCTTTGATCGGTTTTGGATAGAGGAAGCCCAAACTATCTCCTTTAACTCCCTCAAGGCGCTCATGCCAACGCTCAGGACGGAGGGTTCGGAAGTCTGGTTTAGCGCCAACCCTCGCAGTTCTGCCGATCCATTCAGTCAACGATTCATCAAGCCTTACGAGAAGCATTTACTGCGTGATGGGTACTACGAAGATGATGACCATTGCATCGTAATGATTAACATAGAGGACAACACATTAGCTCCTGATGTCTTGATCCGTGAGATGGAGGGCGACAAAGAGCGTATGAGTCCTGCGCTGTTTGATCATATATGGCGAGGCCATCATCTTGATGATTTAGAAGACAGCATCATTGAAAGTAGTTGGTTCGACGCTGCCATAGGAGCGCATAGCAAGCTAGGGTTTGCTGGTACTGGCGCAATCATTGCTTCACACGACCCCTCAGACGAGGGTGGCGACTCAAAAGGCTATTGCAAACGTCACGGGTCGGTTGTGCTGGATGTCTGCGAAAAGATCACAGGCGATGCCAATGAGGGGATGGATTGGGCTTTAGCAAAGGCCCGTGAGGATAGAGCTGATTGGTTTGTCTGGGACTGTGACGGTCTAGGCATCTCTCTCAAGCGGCAGGTAGACCAAGAGCTTGAGTCCACTAACATACAGAAGCACCAGTTCCGTGGGTCTGAAACGCCTGATGATGCGACTGTTCCGTACTCTGGCAAGGACTCAAAGACTAACAGAGACACGTTTCTCAACAAACGCGCACAGTATTGGTGGAAGTTACGGGATAGGTTCTACGCAACGTACCGAGCTGTAGAGAAGGGTGAATACATAAATCCTGAAGAGCTTATCTCGCTTTCACCGGATATTGAGCATTTAGATCAGCTTCGCAGCGAAGTTTGCAGAATACCCCTAAAGCGTGGAAACAATGGTAAAATCCAGATTATGTCTAAACTAGATCTAGCGAAACAGGGCATTCCTTCACCGAATATGGGCGATGCTTTAATGATGGCGATGTTTTCTCCAAAACAGAATATTGCTCAAGGCAAGAAAATTAACTTTAAGGGCTGGGGCTAATGGCTACTTACGACAACGGAACTGAAGAGAAAGAAGAGTCTGCTGAATATACCGAGATGGATCTGTCTTACAAAGATAAGTATGACGATCAAGCGGACATTCTGAACTTATTGTCTTCGTGCCAAGAAGCCGATCACGATATGCGTGAACAGGCAAGAGAGGCCCATTTGTTCGTTTCTAAGAGAGATGGGCAGTGGGAGGCGTATTGGTACGAGGCAAATCAGAACAAGCCGCGCTACACGTTTGATCAGGTGGGAGTCATTGTCTCTCAGATCTCAAGCGAGATAGAGCGCAGCGACTTTGACATCAGGGTTACTCCTGCGGGCGGTGATGCCACTAAGGACATAGCCGCAACTTACGATGGACTTATCCGCAACATAGAGAATGTATCTAATGCTCCGCAAGTATTTGCACAAGCTGCTACGGGAATGGTCACCTCTGGATTTGATGCGTGGCGTGTCTGTCAAAAGTATGTAGATGACAATTCCTTTGATCAAGACATAATGATTGAAAAGATAGCCAACCCAATAGATCGGGTATGGTTTGACTCTGCCGCTGAGAAGCAAGACAAGTCAGATTCTCGCTATGCTTTCATCTTGCATCCAATGGCCCTAGACGAATACAAGTCCCGATGGCCTGAAGGTTCTGAGCAATCAGTCTCGGATGACCGTGATGGTGATGCTTACTATGACAAGGCAGAAACAGTTGTTGTGGGTGAGTTCTTATATCTTGAGTCAGAAGACCGTGAGCTGGTAATGATGTCTAACGGGCAGACTCACGAAGTAGATGATGACTTTGAAAAGGTTGTAGATGACCTAGCTTTAATTGGCGTGACAGAGATCAGGCGCAGGACTCGCAAGAAGCATAAGGTATGCTCGCGCTACTTTGACGCTGAAGATTGGCTAGAGGAAAAGAAGGAGACTGTCTTCAACCGAATCCCAGTGATTCCTGTGTACGGCAACTTTAAGATCTTTGAGAACAAATCAATTTGGTACGGTGTGGTTGAGAAGCTGCTAGACCCTCAAAGGCTTTTGAACTACTCACTTAGCCGAGAGTTAGAGGAAGGCGCACTTGCACCACGAGCAAAGTATTGGATGACAATGACTCAGGCTGCTGGGCATGAGAACGAAATAGCCACTCTGAACACGAACTCAGATCCGGTACAGTTCTACAACGTAGACCCTGAAAGCCCGCAAGTCCCGCAGCAGCAGGGCGGCGCAATGATTAACCCTGCCCTGAGAACGATGTCTCAAGCTATGCAGGGAATGATTCAGGCCACCGCTGGTCTCTACGCATCCAGTATGGGTGACAATCCAAACGCGCAATCAGGCGTGGCTGTTAGAGCTTTACAGAACAAGGGCGATAATGGCACTTACGGCTATACTCGTTCAATGGAGATCGCTATATCGGCTACAGGCCGTTTGATTAAGGATGCCATACCAGAGGTGTACAACACTATCCGAACGGTTCGCATCTTGCGTGAAGACGAGTCTTACGATCTCACAGATCTAAACCAGCAGGTCATAGACAACGCAACGGGTGAGGTCGTTACTGTAAACGACTTATCTGTTGGCACTTACGATGTCACAGCTAAGGCTGGCCCTAGCTTTGCGAATCGCCAAGAAGAGACCATTGAAGCCATCACATCACTAGCACAGGTAGATCCTACGCTAATGCAGATTGCAGGTGATCTTCTGGTTCAGAACATCTCAACACCTGCGGCTAGTCAGATTGCTGAGCGTAAGCGGGCGCAGATGATGCAGCAGGGCTTGATCCCTCAGTCTCAGATGACTGAAGAGGAACTGGCTGAGATTCAACAGCAAATGTTAATGGCTCAACAAGGCCAACAACAGCCTGATCCTAATATGGTTATTGCTCAAGCTGAGCAAATGAAAGCTCAGGCCGAGATGATGCGAGCGCAGATAGAGCAAGCCAAGCTCCAGAACGAGCAAATGAAGTTACAGATAGAGGCTCAGAAGCTCCAGAACCAAATGGCTGGCGATCAGGTAGATAATCAGATTGATGCGTTCCGCGCAGAGACTGACCGTATGGACGTACAGGTTAAGGCTGAACAGGCTGGCGCTAAAGTCAATATGGACGAGATCTCAGCGTTTGGTAAGCAGTTAGATAACACGCAGAAAATGATGGAGATTGAAGACGAGCGGATGCGTAAGGCTCAGCTTAGTATGCTTCCTCCTGAAGCCTTAATGAGGATTGCTAACGGTGGCTAAGAGTAATCAACAACTTGCACAGGAAATGTCGGACGCTTTAGGCTATGACCGATTTGCGTATAAGAACCGCACGAAGTTAGCTTCTCGCGTTCAGTCAATGCGGCCTGTCAGGAATACGATTAGATCTAGCCTAACCCAATTGACCAACGATGCTATTGACTCTAGTGGTGCTGGCGGTGGATACCTCACAGGGCTTAGAAACCTCGCTGACAGCTTAGATTTTGCCGTTGATGCCGTCCCATTGATTGGTGACGCAGTTGGCGTACAAGACACGATGGAGGCTTATAACCGTGGCGATATGGTTGACACTGGCGTTAATGCCTTAGCAGCGGCGCTTGGCGTAGTTCCTGTTCTCGGTGATGTCGCTGGCAAAGGCGTAAAGAAAGTTGTGTCTAGCTTGCGCGATATTGGCGGTGACATCCCTGTTGTTAGCAAGCAAACCTCACTGATGAAAAGGCCAAATGACTTTGCAGGTGTTAATGAAATGCAAGTCAAATACTCTGAGCCTGAATTGTCTCAAGTTCCTATTGCCAGAGCTGAAGACTTAATAGATCGCGCATATATGACAGGAATTACTGACACGAGCCGTAGCGGCTTAGAGACAGTAGAAACGATTAATGGTGTTCCAATAAATGCCAAAATGCGTGGCGGGGCTTATTGGGGCTATCAAGAAGAGCAAATGAAAAAGGGGCAAGCGTTTGCTTCTGCAAAAGGAGCCATATCAGGTCAATTAAACAGAGCCAATCTTGCTCAAAAAGCAAGTGACCGAGAAGGCGTTATTTTTATTCCTCACGGAATGGTTGGCCCTAGTCCAGACTTTGCCACAATGTCCACTGAAGTAGCTGTACCATACGCAAGGCAAGTTCTAAGCTCGTCTGATAAAGCGTTAGTAGATAAACAAATTCGAGAGGGCAAAAAGAAAAAAGACGGAACATTTACAGCAGGAATACCGGATTGGATGGGAATTGATGAAGCTACCCCAGAATATTTAGCCAGCATAGGCGGCAAGCGCAAGATGGTCTTAAACGCTTTAGACGATTACCGTACAGCAGGAGCCTTGGACTTATCTCAGGTGCGCTCTATAGTGACTGACCCAGATCAATTTGATCAACCGTGGGGATCAGTAAACGCTTTCTATGAGCTAGACCCTAGAACTTATATGGGCAAATCAAGAATTCAAGGCGTAAGCTCTCACCCATCATACCCTGCGGCGTTGGGCGGGATACCAATAGGAGCTGCTCGTAGACCCTTTAACATTACAGAGTTAGATGTAAATATGGGAACAGCGCGAGCAGGTGAAAAAAACTTCTTAGACGAAATGGCTAGGCGCAGAGCGTTAGCTCAAGATGATTTGGCAAGAGAACAAATTATTGGAGACAAAGAAAAAATAGGAAAAGCTAGTTCTACTCTTAGAGGTTATGACTTCCAAGACGGCAAAGCTGGCTCCTCTATTCAAGGTGCGTTAAAAGCTGGGGGGCAAGGGCGTATTACTAGGGATATGGTAGATGACTTGATTCGTCGAGATCTGATCTTGCCTTAATGATTCTATCTTGCAGCTCTCCAGAAATACCCTCTATATCAAGATGAGCTTGTAAGGTGTCAATATCCCAGCTATCAAGATCATTTATAATTATATCCATCCAGAAATCGTAGTCTTGCATAGGATTCTCCGTAAGTTAAAAAGGATTATAGCACAAATTTGTTTGCATCATTATAGCTAATTTACCAATAAGTGTTGATTAATTAGCAAATATGGTATTATCGAAGACAGGAACACGGCCTTTTCCGTGGCATTTACCTTTAAGGGCAACATTATGAGCGAGCTGCAACCAGCAGAAG